CTACACCCATAATCCAACTATGACTTATTGGATATGCATAAATTTGATAATTCAAAGGAACTTGCGATGTCTCTGTGGCTTTTAATTTCAAATAAAATTTGATATCATTAGTTTCGATTTCACCGTCAATCAAAGACTTTGAAATAGATGATAAATCAAATTTTAAAAGAATTCTACTTAAATCTGGATCATTTATATAACTATAGTATGGTTGATATACATCAGCAGTTCCACTTAATTGTCCGTTCAAAGAACCATTAAATTTGTAAAGTGTTCCACTGGCATAACAAAAAGATCCTGTAAATGATCCCGTTACACTTCCAGTAACTGATCCTGAAAAATGACCACTTCCATCGGAAAAATTTGTCCGAGCAATTGCGCCTCCATTATAAGATCCGGATAATCCTCCATTAAACATAGATGCACTAAAATATGAAGATCCAGATACATACAACCTTGAGTGATTATCTTTTCCTGATACGTCTCCGATAATTGATCCTGAATAATTTATAAAAGATTGACTGAAAAATCCATTAAATGGAAGTGTCACGTATGAATTCAATACTCTGGTAAGTTGTGGAATTGATTTTAATTCTAAAATTTCATCGATTCCGAAATTTTTATTGACATACGCAATTTCATTCGAAATATATGTGTCTTTTTCTGGATATACAAATATATGCATATTAATTTACATCTCCTACAATATCGGTTTCTGGGTATTTTACTTCAAACACACACGGATCTAACGATGGATATATTATTTTGTTTTTGGTTGCTGCGGCAATATCATATTGATGTGGAGAATAATTTCCATCATTTATATTCAGATTACGTATGACTAATTCTGCTACAGATTGCACTCCGTCTACTCTTGCAATTTCTAATTCAAGTTGACTTAAATTTATCGGTTGCGAAAATCCCCATTTTTCAATATCAAAAAATTCTTTAACTTTTTGATTGCAATTATTTAATACGTCTCTTTTATTATAATTGTTATAAATTACAATTTTATAATTCACACCTATGTTTATGATGTATCCATCTATAATATTTATTCCATCTGTCAAAAGTCTATATTTTGATAAATATTGTTTTAAATTATATGTCAATGCCTCATTTATTTGAGTCAAATGTTTCTGTGAATCATATGATAACACATATAAATTTATAGAAAATGGATTGCTGATGTCATAATTAATTTTTCTAAAATAATTCTCGACCGCATCAGTTGTTGCGGTGGCATTATTATTATTGTCTACAAATCCACTAACGTTTTTTTGTAAATTAAAATTCAAATCTACGTCTGATTTTACATATGCCTTTGATACGCTTCCGAATCTAGAAGGCATTGATAATGATCTAACTACATAGTCATCTTTGGTAACTGCTCTGTTTTGAGAAACAAATAATGATATTGCATTTTGTCTAATTTCCTCAACGCTTTCTTCGTCTTTTCCACCTGTTGCGGATATGAAATTATTAACTCTCAGAGATTGAACCATTGTATTAAATAAATTTTGTTCAATTGGATTAAACGATGATGCATCATTTAATAATTCATAAGAATTTATTCTTATAATTTCATTTACATTACAATTAGATAATAATCCGCCTCCTACTATATAAGTTATAGTCAAAGTAGTATTTGATGGAGATATGCCGTAGGTATTTGTTTTCAAAAAATTGCTGCTATCTAACGAAATGTCAATATTTGATATATTAGCTAATCCGATACCAATTATATCAGAATTTGGGTAAATAATTTCGTCCGTAGAATTGTCTAAATTTGCGCCAAACTCCAAATATGTTGTATTATTTGCAGTTATATTTCTTGTAAATTTTCGTGAAGTCTTCAATGACTTCATTATTTTAGGAACTTCTGTTTTATAAATATAAAAACTACCATCATTAGTCTCAATATTATCGATATCTGTAAATATTACATCTTGTGCTAAATAATCTACCTCATACCATTTGTTATTGTTACTATCTTTTATTTCTACAATTTCTAAAACATTTGTTTCATCAAATTCCACTTTATAAAAAGGAGTGGAGTTTCCAACTGATACTGTTTTTACAATTAATTCACCCGCAAAGGCATTTACTGCTTTTCTTAATAAAAAGAATTGCGGAACTCCTAATGAATCTCTGGAATATATAGTTACTTCTCTTGGTGAAAACTTTGTGTCAACCGAAAAATCAATCGGTTCGTTTGTTAAAAATTTTTGGCCAGATGTATTTTCGAATTGAGCATATTGTCTCAATGATAACGCATATTTATCATCAGGTATATAATTTCCATCATTGTCTATTTTTGATGGAACTAATTGAAAAAGTTCTAATTGAGTAATTGCCGATTTTGTAGCCGAAGGACGATACCCAAGATATTTTGCCAATGTCAAAACATTCTTTCGTTCTTCTGCATATGGCATCAAACTTTCTTTAAATTGATAATCAATATAATAAGATAAAACATCTCCGACATATGATGCCTGTTCGATAAACATTGTGCCAGGTGATGCATCACTAAAATCTTGATAACTTCTTGGATAATAGTTTTTCGCAAAATCAATTAATCCCTGTTTAAAAGAGTTAAAATCTCTATTAAGATATTTAACATCTTTATTCAGAGGTTGGAATGATTTTTGTATAATATCAGGCATATTAATTATATATTATTGGTAGTTACAAATGAAAAACTACTAGTTTGTTTGTTATATGTAAATTGAACGTTCACTCTTATTATATAATTATTAATGTCACTGTTTTTTTCAGCAGAAGAAATATCTAAAAACACTTGATTTACAAAAACATTTGGAAACCAAGTGTTAATATCTTCTATTATAATGTTTTTTAGTATTTCCTCAAAATCTTCTGTTCTTTGCTCAAATAAAAAATTATAGAGTCTAGTGCCAAATTGAGGATTAAATCTACGTTCGTTGGGTCTGGTATTGAAAAAATTCAATAAATTTGAACGGATTTGAGTCAACGAATCATATGATTGTTGAAAATATCCACTATTACCCTTTTGTATCGGTAAAGTTAATCCTATAGTAGTCATATTTATTCAGTTTGAACCATCGGAGATGATATGTTACCTTGTTTTTTCTTTTTATCTACTGCTTTCATTAAAGATCTAAAATCTCTGTTCATAATCCCAAGAACCTTTGATTGTTCTTTATTAACAGGAGTTGGAACTTCTTCTACGGATTCATTTAAAATAGAATTTATTCCAGAAGGTTGTATAGGACTTGAATATCATACAAATGATCCTTCTTTTGGAACTCCTCCAACAGTTTCATTCAATATTTTATTTAATGTTTCGTTACTTGTATACTTCTTAAACTGTTTTGTAGGTTGTGATACCGAAGGAGTTTGAATAGATTCTTCAGATTTAGATGATTCTTGGATATTGCCTTTAACATTATTAGACAATATTTCGGTTAATATCTGTGGTATCATAGTAGGCAATATAGATTTTAATTCTTCTTGAATAATGCCTCTTATTATAGATTTTAATTCGTTAGTCTTCATATAGTATAATTATCAAATAAAATTAGATTAATTGATATGTAATTTATTTTGTAGGAGGTTTTGTAAGATCGCAGGGCAATGTAAAATATGGTGGTTTTGGAATTGTTGGGAGATTTGGAAGCAAATCTTTAATTTTTGGTAGTGTAATTGGTTCATTCAACCAAAGTTTTACTTGTGCTTTATAATTAGGTATTATATCTTTTAAAGCATTTAAACTTGGAACTGCTGGACATGGAACCAATCCCAATTTTTCAATTTCATTTTTTATCACATTTGTAGGATTGACAGAAGGTAAATTTGGAACTCCTGGAATGGATAGATCAGGAGCCTTCGGTATAAATTTAGTGACATTATCTACTAATTCCTGCTTACTAGGTAATCCTACCTTTGGTCTTTCAGGTAAAGGAGGACATGGTATTGTATCCAAAGATAAAAGTGGAAATTTAGTGCAATCAATCAATGGTTTTTTATATTTTAAACCAGAAACAGTCTTTGTTGGTTCTGTTTTAATTGGATTTGCTGATTTAATATCAGTGAGAGAATTAGCAGTATTTGAAACACCGCTAAGTGGATTCGATAAATTTAATGATCGTGGTGGTGTTAGTATTGCCATACTTTTTATAAGTTAGAAAATTTTTTATGAATTTCAGACGGATTTGGCCCTCTGACATTTCCAAATGGAGCAGATTTATATCCACCCGGAACTCCTTCTCCGGTATAGGGATTTATAAATGTTTTAGTAAGCATCGAAGAATATAATCCAGGAGCATATCCACCTCCTGTTAAAAATACTCTTTTGCTCAAAATTACACCTAAAGAATCCCGTAATTTTTGCAAAGCTAATTGTTCAGTCGAAATTTCCGTATTTGTTGGCACGGCATTTAATGTATTTGACGGCACCGCATTCAATGTAGGACCAGTTCCGAGTGTTTTCGTAGTATCTATACTTTGTGGACTTGCCATACTAGTTAGAGCAGCAATAGTTCCGTCATCTGGTATGCCTGTAGTTATACCATCTAATGTAAGAGGTGGTATTGGTGGTCCGGTGATATCTCCGCCTGTGCCGCCACCTACATGAACGTGAGGGTCTGGATGAATATGTGGATGTGTATGAACATGCGGATGTGGATGTATATGATTATTTCCGTGTTTGTGATCTAATAACCAATTACATAGATCATATAACCAATCTACTAATGTTTGTCCTAATACTGCCGGTTCATTTGTTTGATTATATTCTCCCAAAAATATCACCGGAGAATTTAATACAGTTTTTGTATTTGATGTTATTACGATTTGGTTCTCTGCATCAACGGTATATTCATCGTCCGTGGCAATCGCATATCTTTTTTTACTAAAATGAAACGTTTCTTCTGCTTTGCTACTTAATATCAATCTATCGGTGTTTATAACTATTTGATCTCCAGTCAATTTATTTGGAAAAACGAATTTAGTAGATCCTTTTGGCGAAAATGCGGGATTTTCCAATGGAATTACATCGGGAGATTGAAATATTCTTTTTGATACAGTCGATATAAACGGTGATTGAGTAAGACCAGAAGTTATATGAATTGATGATCCGTCTTCATTTATATCTTCGGTTACAAATCCCCCAGGATTGGATTCTGTTAAATTATTTTTTATTGGTCTCTGACGATTTCTAATCAAAATCATCGGGTTTCCGCCGCCGGATGGTATATTCGTAT